CCGTTATTGCGGCGAAGCCTGGACAAAAATCTGTCCATCCTTCCTTATTCGGAATGCGCATCACGTAAGTGTGTGAACTTCGAAGACGGGAGTCCTCAAAGATACTAAGTGTGGAATCGGCAGTAACCCTGCCGGGGTCACATTGAGGTGTTTGTTCGGTGATAAATGGCGAGCAATCGTCATCATCAGGACAACCTTCCTCAGTGAGTATAACTCATTGCTTCTTAAGCTATCTGCAGCTCAACTTGGATTCATCGTAATAACCATGTTGAAAACTGAAGTCAACTTTTGACGCGTTTACCAGGGTGAACTATAATATTGCTATGCGCGAACCGTTATAAGCGGTAAGGCATCATCCTACTATAATGCATAACCTGCAATTATACGTATCTTGTGAAGATACGGGGATCAGTTTACTGACTCTTAGGCACTGTTGCACAATGTGAAATTCATTGCTTGGCAGTACTTAGATATAGACACCAAGAGAAGAGAATACTTCTCGCCGGGAGACCGGTTAGGGACTCGACGGCCAAATGCCACTACGAAGGACTACTAAATAGTACCTTTGTAGAGACAAATGCATATCCGTTACACCACAAAAACAAACTAAAAACATGAAAACAACAATTAATAAAAACTTTATTAAAGTGCTTTCTGCGTTTAGGGTAAATGCAGCAAACTTTGTGATATGGGCCTCAGTAAAAAGAGGTCGACCTCTCATTCGAGTACTGGCTTGCCTGTTACCGATTGTGGGTTCGAGTACCACTAGTGCTAAAATTAGAACAATAGTAGTCTTCACGAGGCAAGTTTTCCAACTGATAAAACATAACGGAGCGAAAGGCCTTTGCCTAACTCTCAAAGTATATGCAGTGACCCTCCAACAAGCTGTTGGAGGACACAGAGTAAAAGACCTAACTGAACTAAAATTCAGAGTAAGTCGGACAAACAAAGGAATACCTCGTATCATCCCACGAGTTCATAGAGATATGATCTCGAAAGGCGATATTAGTACGATTAAACTTTGGTTATCTCTGTTTAACTTATATAGAGTTATCGATTTCCACGGTGACACTAGAGTAGCATCGTTAGTTAAAACGATTGTTACACCTGGTGTTCCTGTCGAAACGATTAGACCCCTTTTTGGGGATCTACTGGCTTTTGTTCCAGAATTCTATAGACGGTTAACCACGATGACTAAAGCTTCGCCGGCAACCCTTTGGGAGAAATTGATGCAAGAATATGGAATGGCTCAGCCGTTCCCTCTTCTTAAATCGTCTCCGTTCACTCTGCCTCTGAGTAAATTCTCAGAGATGAGCAGAAAAGAACAAACCGAAGCTATGGCCTTACAGCCCGTAGTTTCGTCTCATCCTTTTGCTGTTCATGAGGCTGCTAACGCGTTAGAAAATAATGCGGAGCTTCGCGATTGTGTTCGATATTTCTTATCATTATGTCCAGAAGGACATGTTCTGAGAAGTATCTATACTAGATGTATACACCTACCTATTGGTACGGCGGAAAGAACGCAAAAAGGAAAACCTTACCTAGGGCGACTTTCAACGAAAGTTGAAGCTGCCGGGAAAGTGAGAGTATTTGCTATGGTTGATATATGGACGCAATGGTTGATGAAACCGTTGCATGACACAATCTTCGATAACATTTTATTCCCACTTCCGCAAGATGGGACTCGGGACCAGTTGGCCCCAATTCACAAATTGCTTGGTTCGGATCCTCGTTGCCTCTTCTCGTACGACCTTTCGGCCGCAACAGATCGGCTACCGGTGTGGCTTTCACAAGCCATCCTGGCAGGATTTACTGGTCAAGAATACGCTCAGAAATGGGCTAACTTCTTAACTAATAGATCATATCTACTTCAGGTCCTGGACCGATTTAGACATCCTATCCGTGTGTTCGTTCGGTATGCCATCGGGCAACCGATGGGTGCATTGAGCAGTTGGGCCAACTTAGCCTTAACTCATCATTTCATAGTGCAGTTTTGCGCTTGGAAAGCTGGTTATGGCGGTTGGTTCCGACTGTATGCGATCCTCGGTGACGACATCGTTATCGGAGACGCAAAAGTTGCGAAAATATACCTTGCAGTTATGAAAACGCTCGGAGTTGGGATCGGACTTCACAAAAGTCTGATCTCAACGGACGGCAGTGCGTTGGAATTTGCTAAAAGAACGTTTTATCGAAAACAAGACGTAAGTCCTGTTCCGCTAACCGAGCTGATAGCTAGTTACAACTCACCCGCGAGTGCAGTTCAATTTATCCGGAAATATAACCTTACACTGGCCTCTTTCTTGAAAGCGGCTGGTTACGGTTATAACGTTCTTGGTAGATTGCATAAAGCTCTCGGTCAGTTGAATTCAAAAATTCGACTGATAATCCTTGCTTTAAACATACCGTTCGCTAAAGCGGATGTAGAGGCATTCTTTGCCTTAGGTAGACCTAAATCAGGTCGAGCCCTCTTTGAGACTAAAGCTGTGATACAGGCTTTGTCTAAAGGAGAGCTTTCTAGGTTACTCAAAGCCGTTAAGGCAATGGGTAAAAGACTAGAGTACTTCGACAAAGAAAACCGTCTAGCAGACAAAATAGCGCTGCGGTTCTTGGATAGAATATCAGAAATCTGGTTATCTACCCGAGACCGTGAGTTTACCAAATTTATGTTGAAAGTAGAATCTCTACAACAACATGAAAATCCGGCCTGGGAGCTTTATAAACTCCAAGGTTGGGTCAAGGGACCTGACAGTTGTTTCGTCATGTCTCCTGTTGATAATCTCTTTACAGTCGGGTCTGTGAGTATGCCCGCGAATCTTTCATTCGATGGCACGCTTGCAAATCTAGAACGATTGAATAAAGTCCTGATGGTTGACAGTGTAAAACCATTTATAACGGAATTACACCAGTTAACGCTTCAGGCGTCTTTCTTAGTAGCACGGAAAGCAGCGGAAACGCTAATTGCCGTTATACAGATGCAAAGCATGTTTGGCCCAGCGGCCAAAATGTCTGCAGCTGCTACATTCTGGAACATCATTGCTATCCATAAAATGGCAGCTCTGGTACCAGAAGCAACTCTGAAATACGCGAGAATTGTGGATGCCACAAAACATGGCTTCACCGATGGAATGCATATCCGTATATGGAAAGCATTGGCAGGCTTGGCTCAAGGAGCCAAAACCAGACCAGCTCCGGTAGACATACCGAAAGCGCCACGGGTTAAACCAGTTCCGCCGGGAAGTAAAACTCCCTGGCAAGGACTATTTACCACGTGGAAAAAACTGTAGACGACTATGCATTCAATATTACATTGAATCATTGATTCCTACGTTAGGTCACGCGGTGAAAGAATTGGTTTATAATATAAAAAGAACCGAAGTAGTACCCAGTGGATACGCTGGCGAATTCTCTTAGTATTCCAATTCCCTGTACGCCTCTGATTTATCGCTATACTGTGAAACAGTGTAGGACGGAATGCAGAAAGCGTGGACCAGCTTAATGGTCTCTAAACATTGTATATGTTCTATGTTCGAAAACATAGGCACTAAATGGTATCCTAATGTGTTGGACCCAGTGTAGGGCGAAAGCCTGATGGGACAGCAGTCGAACTGCCGCCGTAAAAGGCATCTAACATATTATTGGCCCAGGCTGAGAAGCCTGGCACTCCAATAAAATATTTAAAGCGCATCTAAGCGTGGACATATTCCTAA